TCAGCCAGCGCAACCGCCAGTCGGACGCGCGCAAGGTCAAGATCTACACACGCATCGACACGAGCACGATGAACGGCGAGCTGGCTCGGGCGGTCCGTGCGTACACCAACCGCGCCAAGAGCGGCGAGAAGGTCAAGCTCCAGTCGGAGCTCGACGCAGGCCACATCAAGCTGAAGATCAGCGACGAGTCCCTGCGTGACATGACCAAGCAGCTCAACGACTGGCGTGACCACAACTCCCCGCAGACGATCAAGATCAAGCCGGACATGTCTGCCGTCAGCGGGGCTGCGACCTCGGCTCGCCTGGGCCTGCTGACCCGGCCTCGCACGGTCTCGATCATCCCCGAGCTGAACAACGCCGCGGTCGCCAAGGTGGCCACCGCGCTCGCTGCGCTCTCCGGTGTGCGTGTGCTGAACAACCTCTTCGAGAAGTTCGGCAACATCCTGCGCAACCTCGACAAGAGCGTGCCGATCATCGGCTCCCTGGCTACGGCGATGGCCGGCCTCGCAGGCATGGCGCTCTCGGGCGCGAGCAACCTCTTCGCGCTGTCGGCTTCGCTGGCGCAGATCGGACCAACTGTCGCCCTGCTGCCCGGTCTCATGGGTGGCTTCGCGGTCGGCATCGGCGTCACGATCGCCGCGCTGAAGGACTTCAACAAGCAGATCCCCGAGGTCAAGAAGACCCTGTCGGATCTCCAGAACACGATCAGTACGAACTTCTGGGACAAGGCCCGAGCTCCGATCAAGGAGATGGTCGACTCTCTGCTCCCCGCATTCCGCAAGGGCGTTGCAGACACGGCCACCGAACTCGGCGGCTTCTTCGGGTCGTTCGCCAAGAACCTTGGAACGTCGCTGTCTCCGGCGATGGGGCAGATGTTCAACGACCTCTCGTCGTCCATCACCATCGCGACCGGCGGGACGCAGGCGTTCGCCGACATCATCGCGACCCTCGGCAAGGTCGGCACGTCCTACCTGCCGCAGCTCTCGCAGTGGTTCGTCAACATCTCCAAGCAGTTCGCCGACTTCCTCAAGGCCAAGGGCGAGAACGGGATCAAGGCCGAGATCGACCAGGGCATCCAGGCCCTGAAGGATCTGGGCGGCGTCCTCTACAACGTCTACGGCATCCTCTCCGGCGTCGCCAAGGCGGCCACGGATGCGGGCGGTACGTCACTGGGCTCTCTGAACGACGCGCTCGCGGCCATCCACAAGACGGTCGACAGCGACGGATTCCAGAACGGCCTCACGAACGTCTTCCTCGCCGCGCACCAGGCGATGCAGCAGATCGTCACCATCTCCGGCCCGGCGATCGAGAAGCTGTTCACGACCCTCGGTCACCTGCTGACGGCAGTCCTGCCGCAGGTGGGCGCGATCATCGGCACGGCCCTGAAGGCTGTGTCCGGCGCGCTCTCGCAGCCCGAGGTGTTCAACGGCGTCCTCGCCATGTTCAACGGCCTGGAAGACGCCGTCATCACGCTCGCCCCGGCGATGGCCCCGCTCGGCCAGGCCCTCGGCGCGATCATGCAGCTCGTCGGCGCGATGCTCCCGGTCTTCGCCCAGCTCGTCGCGGCGGCGATCATCCCGCTCGCGAACGCGTTCTCCGCGCTCGCCCCGATGCTCGCCCCGATCGTCCAGCTCCTGGGCGGCGCGCTGACGCAGGCGATCACCGGCCTGACGCCGATCTTCAACCAGCTCGTACCGATCATCGGGCAGGCGCTGACCACCGCATTCGGCGCGCTCCAGACGATCCTCCCCGTGATGGTCGACAGCTTCATGATGTTCATGACGGCTCTCGGACCGCTGATCGGCCAGCTCATCTCGGGCCTGGCTCCGATCCTGCCGGTGCTGGCTGCCGCCTTCAAGGGCATCGTCGAGGCCGCGATCCCGGTCGCGAAGATCCTGATGGACATCCTGTCCGCGGTCATCACTCCGCTGATACCCATGATCGCGGAGATCGCGGAGAACGCCCTGCCTCCCCTGGTGGATGCGTTCAAGCGCGTCGCCGAGGCGGTGCAGCCCCTGCTCACGGCGCTGCTCGCGGTCGTCAACTTCCTGATGCCGATCCTGGTTCCGATCCTCCAGTTCATCATCGAGATCCTGGTCGGCGCCCTGGTCGCCGCGATCAACGGTGTGGGCCTGGTCCTCGAAGGACTCAAGGAGTACTTCGTCGGAGTCTGGGAGTACGTCTCCGGATGGTTCCAGCTCTTCCTCGACCTGTTCACCGGCAACTGGGACCAGCTCGGGGCGGACGCCAAGCAGATCTGGGACGGCATCGTCGACATGCTGCACGGCGTCTGGGACATCATCCTCGGCGCACTGGAGTTCTTCTTCAACGTCGGCATCCTGGGCACCGCAGGCAAGGCCCTCAAGGGTCTGGGCACGCTGTTCAAGGCCGGCTGGACGGCCATCACCGAACTGTTCACGGGAGCCTTCGCGGCGATCCGTGGATACATCAGCCTGTTCTTCACCGGGGCCAAGGGCCTGGCGCTGGACGGCATGAAGGCCATCGGGAAGTTCTTCTCGGACGGCTGGAAGGCCATCACCGGCTACGTCCGGCTGTTCTTCTCCGGCGCCAAGCAGCTCGTCCTCGACGGACTGTCGTCCATCAAGAAGTTCTTCGTGGACGGCTGGAACTCGGTCAAGACGACCGCCTCGTCCAAGCTGAGCTCGCTGGTCTCGACGGTATCCGAGTGGATCAGCAAGGCCGTCGACAAGGTCAAGGAGCTGCCCTCCAAGGCGAAGGCCGGCCTCAGCTCCCTCGGCGAGACGCTGAAGACCGCCGGTATCGAGCTCATCAAGGGCTTCATCTCCGGCATCAGCTCGATGTTCGGCAAGGTCAAGGACAAGCTCGGCAGCCTCACCGACAAGCTGACCGACTGGAAGGGTCCGCTCCCCAAGGACAAGATCCTTCTCTACAACGCCGGTGTCGTGATCATCAAGGGCCTGATCAAGGGCCTTGAGTCGCAGTACGGCAACGTCAAGAAGTCCCTGACCGGACTGACTGACCTGATCGGCAAGGCGAAGCTGAGCAAGTCGGTGACCGCCAAGGTCAAGGCCGACCAGAAGCAGTTGAACACGCTGCTCGCGTCGTACGACAAGATCAAGGCGAAGCTCGACGACGCCAAGAAGTCCCTCGCGGACCTGAAGAAGGCCAAGGCCGACTACGCCGCGAACATCGCCCAGAAGATCGTTGCTGACGCCAACGTCACCAACATGGAGGGCGGCTTCACCGGGATCATCGAACAGCTCAAGCAGTCGGTGGACCAGGCGAAGAACTTCGCGGCCGTCCTCGCGAAGCTGAAGACGCTGGGGCTCAACGCCACCAGCTTCGACCAGCTCGCGCAGGCGGGGCCCGAGGCCGGCATGGCTGCGGCCGAGGCGATCCTCGCTGCGGGCAAGGCGGGCGTCAACCAGGTCAACGACCTGGAGAAGCAGCTCCAAGCGGCGGCCACCAAGGTCGGCAACACCGCAAGCCAGGTGATGTACGACAACGGCATCCACATGGCTGAGGGACTGGTCAAGGGCCTGGAATCACAGGCCAGCAAGATCGAAGACCAGATGCTCAAGATCGCGGACTCGATGGTGAAGGCCATCAAGAAGGCGCTCGGCATCCACTCTCCCTCGCGAGTGCTGGCCAGGATCGGCGCCTACGTCGGTCAGGGATTCCGTAAGGGTCTGCTCTCCGAGCGGTCCAACATCGCCTCGGCGGTGGAGGACAGCCTGCTCATCGGACAGACCACCAACTCCACGGCACGCAACATCGCTTCGGCGGTGGGCAGCGCCCTGGGGTCCGGCTCCTCGACCGGAGGCAGCTCGAAGACTCTCAACTACTACGCGGCCCCCGGCTCCTCCCTCGGCTCCGAGGAAGATCTGTTCGCCGCCGCCAACCGAGCCCGGATGGGATGGTGAAGTAAGTGCCAAAGCTCCTGCTCGTAAGCGGCGCGGACACGATCAACCTCAACGAGATCGACGAGTTCGGGATCGGGTTCCAGGCCAAGGCCGGCGTGACTGGCCTTGGCCTGCCGCCCGTCTCGGTCCAGTGGTTGGAAGGCGCCGGAGACGGCGCTGTCTTCCGAGGCACCCGAGTTCAGACCAGGGACATCGACCTCCCCATCGAGATCCTGGCGCTCGACCGAACGGACCTGCAAGCGAAGCTCTCCCGGCTGGCCCTCGCGCTGGCCGGGGGGTGCTCGCTGGTCCTCCAGAACGGCGACGGTACCCGGTGGAGTACGGACGTCCACCGCGTCGGAGGTGGCGAGTACACCTACGGCGAAGACAGCATCGGGCAGACCGAGTTCCAGACGGTCATCACCCTGCGGGCCGGCGACCCGTACTTCACCAGCTCGGCACAGCAGGTGCGCACGATCTCCGGCGCCGGGACGTCGGGCGCGTTCCTGACCAACATGGTGACCATGACGATCGCCCCCTCGCAGGCGATCGGCTCCATCGACCTCTCCAACTCGGGCGACGCTGCGGCCTACCCGGTATGGGAGGTCCGCGGTCCGGGCGACCACTTCACTGCCACCTCGCCCACGGGCGAGACGCTGAAGTGGACCGGCACCCTGACCGCCTCGGAGAAGTTGGTCATCGACACCCGCAAGGGGACGGTGATCGACGGGACCGGCGCCAACCGGTACGACCTGCTGGACACCGCCCCACGTTTTTGGACCGTGCAGCCCGGCGACTCCACCGCGGTCGCCTCTCTGTTGAACACCACCAGCGCTTCGCAGATCACCTGCTCCTGGTATCCCCGGAAGTGGATGGTGATCTGAGTGCGCCTGCAAGACATCACCGTCGAAGTGCGTGACAAGACGCTGGTTCGTCAGGGCATCATCCGCCCCGAGGAGCTGGTCCTCGAACTCACGGACAACTTCAACAACCTCGGCTCCTGGAAGCTGAGCCTGGCGTCCGAGCACCCACTGTGTGACACGCTCCGGACGCCGGGCTCCGGCATCATCGTGACTGGCCCGAGTGACGTCCTTCTGTCCGGGCCGATGGTGAGTTCGGAGTTCGCTTCGACTCCCACCGACCCGGACGGGACGGTGTCCTTCACGGGCGTGTCAGACACTGTCTGTCTGGCTGACGCACTGGCCTACCCACAGCCGTCCAACGCTGACGGCGCCAGTCAGACAGAGGCGCATGACGTGCGCAGCGGCCATGTCGAGACCGTCATGCACGCGTACGTCAACGCCAACATCGGCCCGGCAGCCCCGGCAGCCCGGCACAAGACAGGGCTCATCATGGGCACGGACCTGGCCCGCGGACCGATCATCAACCAGTCCGCCCGCTTCCCCGTGCTCGGCAACCTCCTCACCGAGATCGCCCTCCTGGGCAACCTCGGCTTCCGCGTCGTGCAGCGTGGGGCGAACCTGGTCTTCGAGACCTACGCGGTCACCGACCGCACGGCGTTCGTCCGGCTCGACGTCCGCAACGGGACGCTGTCCGGACAGAAGGTCGGTATCTCTCCACCCGGCGTTACGCGCGCCATCGTGGCGGGCCAGGGCGACCTTACCGACCGGCAGTTCCTCGAAGCCGACACCCCCGAGTCCATCGCCGCTGAGGCTGGCTGGGGCCGGCGCATTGAAGTGTTCGTCGACCAGCGCAACACCAGCGACTGGGCCGAGCTTCAGCAGGCTGGCGATGAGGCCCTGACCGACTCCGGGTTCACCGCGGTCAACGTGCAGGTCGTCCCGATGGAGGACAGCCAGGCCCGCTTCGGCAAGGAGTGGGGACTTGGTGACTCGCTCGTCGTCATCGTCGATGACCAGGAGCTGAAGTCCACCGTCACCGGCTACGTCATCAAGTGCGACCGGGACGGCTTCAAGCTCGGCGCTCTCCTCGGAGATCCCACCGGCTTCGACGCGAGCGCCGCGCTGAACAAGCGCGTGACCAACACCGAGACCCGCCTGTCCAACCTGGAGGCCAACTCCACGGGAGGCGGCGGCTCCTCTCCGTCCGACCAGATCATGCAAATCATGGGGGTGTGGTAACCGATGGCGAACACGCCGAAGCGCCTGTCCAGAGGTAGCACCTCGACGACCCTGACGAGCGTCTACACCGTGCCGACGAGCACGACGACGATCGTGACGAACCTCGTGGTGACCAACTCCGGCACCACCGCGGCGACGATCCTGATCCAGCTCGCCGGGCTGTCGATCATCCCGAACACCTCGCTCCCCGCGAACGGCATCTTCACCCTCGACATCTCCCAGGTGATGGACGCGGGCGACACGGTCAAGGTCCAGGGCAGCACGACGACGTGCGCCTACTTCATCAGCGGAGTGGAGGTGACAGCCTGATGGGCTTCTCCGTAATCCCGGAGCCTGCCATCTCCGGCTTCACCGGACCGCAGGGTCCGGCTGGCACGATCCCGACTGACCCGACCTTCGATGGCTCGATCGGCGTGAACGACACGACCGGCGACCCGAACATCGACATGAAGAAGAACGGGTCGATGCGGTGGAAGATCCGCTCGGCCGGTACGGAGTCCGGCTCGAACAACGGCTCCGACCTGTGGGTGGAAGCCTTCGCCGACGACGGCACCACGAAGATCAACGACCCCATCTGGATCTCGCGGACCACCGGCCAGGTCGCCATCGGCATCGCCAACAGCTCGCAGGGTGGCGTGAAGCTCAGCGTCAACGGAGCCATCGGCATGCGGGACATGGCCGACCCGATCACCACGGGCATGGGCGCTCAGCTCTACTCGAAGGCCGGCAAGCTGTGGGTGCAGACCGCGAACGGCACCGACAAGTTCCAGGTCAACGACTCGGTCTGGAAGACCGGCAACTCGCAGATCAACGGCCAGTACCTCTGGCTGAACACGGCGGCTGGCACCTACCGGGCCCTCGGCTTCCGGACAGACAGTGTCGACCGCTGGCTCTTCCAGGTCGACGACCTCGCCGAGACGGGCAGCGCGCTCGGCTCGAACTTCCGCCTGTCGTCCCGCAACGATGACGGCTCCTTCAACAAGACCGTCATCTACGCCCGGCGCGACACCGGCCAGATCGTCTTCAACACCACGACCCTGCACGGCTCGGCGACCGTCACCTCCGCTGGAGCTGTCGGCATCCGCGACCAGGCGGCCGACCCGGCTACCGCCACGGGTGGCGTCTTCCTCTACTCGAAGGGCGGCCTGGCCTACGTCAAGCAGGGGGACGGCACCGTCTTCCAGCTCGCTGCCGGTGGTGGCGGCGGAGGCGCGGTCTCCTCAGTGAACGGCAAGACCGGCGCTGTCACACTCAACGCCTCCGACGTGGGGGCCCTGCCCTCCACGGGCGGCACGCTCAGCGGCGAGCTCAGCGTGGACGGTGCGGCTGGCACGTACCGCGAGTTCTCCTTCAAGAGCGGCGGCGTGAAGCGCTGGTCGTTCCAGGCCGACAACTCCTCCGAGGCCGCGGGCGACGGCACCGGCTCCGACTTCCGGATCTTCTCCCGGAACGACGACGGCACGTTCAACCTGAACGGCATGTCGATCAGTCGCAAGTGGGCCCAGACCACCTTCGGCGACAATGGCCCGCTCGGCGACGCGAAGGCGACCACCAGCGGCGCGCACGGCTTCCGGAACATGGGCTACGTGCCCGCCCTCCCGAACGAGGGCGCCCTGCTCTACGCCCAGAACGGCCTGCTCTACCTCAAGAGTGGTGACGGTACGGTCCACCAGGTCGCCGCGGTCGACTCCGTCAACGGCAAGACCGGCGCGGTCGTCCTGGCAGCGTCCGACGTGAACGCGCTGCCGTCCAACGCGGACGGCTCGACGACCGGCAGGGTCACCGCGGCGAAGGGTTTCACGGTGACGTCGACCGACGTCAATCAGAACCCGATCATCACCGACTCCCCGTCCGGGCAGTCGGCCCGCCTCGCCGTGATGCGCGTGAACGGCGTGGATCAGTTCTCCCTCGACGCGGCTGGCAACCTGACGCTGGCCGGCGCCGTCACCGCGACCGGCACGAGCACCGTCTCGAACCTGCGGGTCGGCTCGTCCGGCTCCTTCGGTGGTGCGTCTGGCTCCGTCATCGCGCAGGCCAACGTCAGCACCGCGCCCACCTCGAACCCGGCCGGCTCCATCCTCTACACCTCCGGTGGCGTCCCGCGCTTCCGCGAGTCGAACGGCGCCGACTACGCGGCGACTCCCCCGAGCGCGTTCACCCCTGAGTCCCTGGGCGTGAAGGCGTGGGCGGGCGACCCGGACTACTGCAACTCCGGCTCCGACTACTCGGGCGTCGGCTCCGGCCGGCTCACCGCGGTCTACATCAACCGGTCCATGACGATCTCGAAGATCGTGTGGCACATGCTCGGCTACTCGGGCGGTCTGCTGACCGGCTCCTGGGCCGGCATCTACGACACAGCCGGAACGCTGAAGGGCTCGACCGGCGACATGTCCACCGCGACCTACGAGCCGGCCATCCAGTCCGCGACCGGTGGTGGCTGGTCGAGCTCGCCCCTGACGTCCACGGTCACCCTGTCACCCGGCGTCTACTACGTCCTCTGGCGCTTCAACTACACGGCCTCCCCCGTGGACGGTCCGGCCCTGGCCCGGTACGAGAGCGCGTCCACCTGTCAGTCCGTGATGGGTAACGGCGTCACCGTGTGGCGCCATGCGAGCTACACCACCTCGGCCACCTCTGCGCCGTCGACCATCACCATCGCCAACCTCGTCCGTGACCCGATCCGGTTCTGGGTCGCCCTCGCGTAAGGAGTGTGCAAGTGGGAGCGTCGCTCTACCCGCCCCCGGTTGAGGCGCCCACGGTCGTCACGACCGGCCTGACCGCAGGCTCGGGCGTCACGGTCAACAACTTCATGGCCCGGAAGATCAACGGAGTCTGCTCGTTCGGCTTCGACCTGGCCATCACCACCAAGTTCGACGCGGGCACGAGCGCCCCGTACAACCTCGCCGACACCGTCATCGCCAACCTGCCTGCCGGGTACCGCCCGGCCCGCACGGTGACCGCGATCTACTCCACCGGATTCGCTGACGGCGAGTGCGACGTCGATGTGAGCGGCGACGTCACGGTCCGAACCACGAACACGTACAGCCTGAACGTAGGCGAGACGATCCGCTGCTCTGGCGCATTCGTCCTGTAACCCAAGGAGGCCCCGCAAGTGGCGATCACGTCTTACCCCTTCGACAGCCAGGCT